AGAAGAGGATTCGAATTCTTCCAGCAAAGCCTGAAGAATTGTTTCTACTGTATCATCTTTCTCGGCAACGATTTCATGAAGACCTGCTACCAGTTTCAGTTCTTCCAGGGAATAGCCCTTTGCAAGTTTTTCAAGAGTCATGCCTTTCTTGAACTGAGCATTCAGTCTCTTATCCAACTTTTCGATGTCGGCCTCTGAATACTTTTCGATTTCTGATTTATCAGCAATGATAATCAGATGGCCAGAGGCAATTGCCTTCTGAATCTTTGGTGCACGGAATTGACGACGAGAGAGTTCCTTGTCTTCTCCTCTACAAACGGTAATACCAGTTGATTGGTCATGAAAACTGTAAGCTCTTGGTCCCACAGTTACTATATATTTATCTTTAGCCATATTTTCTAAGATTTAAAAAGTGTAAGATTTAAAAAGTGATAAAGAGAGGATGAGTCTTTTTAATTACCCACCCTCTCAGGGAATTTATATAGATGAAACCGGACTGCCCTTATTATTCGAGGTTAACCATCAAATATGGGTCTACGTTCATGAACTCGGGGAATCCGAATTCTGAGAACTTCTTGTCAGCAGCCAGCAATAGAGTTGCATCCTGGTACATCTTAGAGAAGCCAGTAGTCAAGCTTGCATAGATTGCCTGAGTCTGGTTAGAAACGATTCTTTCCGATTCAAGCATCAACTGACGAGCAGTAAGCTTAATCAAGGCAGCAGAGGTATCAATCAACAACAGCCGTTGGTCAGGTGTTCCCGGATGGATATAGAAGTCAGCATTCTTGGGAACCGGAGACTTCACATTCAGTGTAGCTTCGGTAGTACCAGAGTGACGGTCTTTAAATTCCGGCAAGTTCAGCATTTCGATTGCCTGGTCTTCACCACCAATCATAGTTTGGAAGTTACGTCCCATACGAGCAGCACGTACCCAAATATGCAGAAGGTCTTTGTAAGTGATACCGTTAGTTGTTTCGTATACACCGATTACCGGGGCAGACTCAGAGCCATCAAGGTTGTTACCATTGATAGCAACGTCCATAGCCAAAGTATCCAGAGCATAACCCAACTGAACACCAAAATCACGAAGGTAGATTCCCAAAACATCGAGTGAAACATAGTTACGAACTTCATCAGTAAGTTTGAAACCTTTTCCGATTTTGAAGAGGCTAACTGATTTCTGTCCGAAGCTAACATCACCCAATGGGATAGTTTCTGCCTCATTAACCTTTGCAGGGGCAGCATCCGACATGTTAACCATCGGCATGATTGCTTGCAAACCATTGATGGGTTGATCAGATGCAATGATGTTCGGATAGAACGGAGCCTGGCGCATACCCAATGTGATAGCAGCACGGATGATTTCCGGAACAATCCAACGAACATTCTGTTGAGGCATTGTAAAGATGTTCTGCATCGTGTCCACTTTTGGATTGATGCCCATCTTTTCAAAAAGTTCATCTTCTGAAATACCCCATTTACCGGTAACCAATTCTCCAAAAGTTACCTCTACAGGCTTCTTGTCCTGTGAACCGGAACGAACAGCTTCCAAGCTTCTTACCATTTCCGGCAGCTCATTCATAAAATCCTGAGCTTTCAACTTTGTAATATCTATTTTATTTTCCATAATTCCTTTTCTCTTATTTGATGAGTACTTGAATTACCTCATTTGCCTCTTCTGCTGGATTAAGGGCAATGAACTGGGTTGAAGTTGCTTGGTTAGCTTTTACGAATCTACCGTTAAGCAATTCTCCATCGGGAGTTACATAGCCAGCTTCGATATTTTCGTTTGATACCCAGTTACAAATCATGTAACCTTCCATAGCTACTGTTACCTCTACCGGGAAATTTCTTTGAGGTTGATAAGCAGGGTTAACGTTATCCGTTACTGCTACACCCAAATAAACTTGAGTAGCTGTATCAGTGCAAGGGTAAATCAAACCTTCTTTATTCAAAGCCACTGGCATACCCTGTACGATTTTCTCTCCAACTTTAACATTGAAAGCCTGGTGCAATTTGTGTGACTCACTTTTGTAAATCACCGCTCTCGGGGTTCTTTCCCCAAAGAGAGTAAGTTGCTGAGGGTCGTTTACGATTTTAGTTTTTTCCATAACGCGGATTATTTATATTAGTTATTTGATTTTGTTTCGATACAAGTTATCGATTACATTCTTAGTACTCGGAGATTCTGAATTCCGTTGGGTATCAGTACCCTGGGTTCCAGTTTTACCCTCGGTATCATCCTCAGCAATTGAGGAAGCACGGTTGACGTCCTTAGAACCACATTTTGAGCAAGTGAGAGGGAACTTCTCTTCCAAGCGAGCTTGGTAATCCTTGGTCAAGGAAATAAGAGTAGTAATACCAGTAGTCTCGGCATTGAGCATCGTAACGATTGTCTCATCTACCTTATCACCCATCAACTTCTTGTAGGTTTCTACGGCATTTTCACGTAGAGAAGCAATGTGATTCTTTCCTACGGTTGCCATTTCCTTCAAGTTAGCTACTTCGGCATTCAAGTTGGTAATCTGTTCCGTAAGAGAAGTTTTCTCTGTAGTAAGATTATCTACCGAAGTTTGCAATTCGTTTCTGGATGATACCAAAGTCTGAATGCAGGCAATTACATTTTCCTGATTCATCTCTTTACCTTCTTCCAGGGTAAGCATGTTATCCCCAAAAAGGCTTTCAAGAAATTTTAGTAATTCTTCGTTCATGTTATTTTTATTTGAATGATTATCCTTGGCATCATTATCATTAAAAGAACCCTGAGTATCGTCCTTTTCTTGATATGATGTTAAATCCGATTTGTAATCAGTAAAGAAGTATTGCTTCGATTTATCATCTCTATATTCTTCATAGGATGCCCAAGTTCTTTTGGCAAAAGTTGGGTTAATGATTTTACCATCCGAACCAATTTTCTGGGCAAATGAATCAGCCCCATGTGAAACTAGTGAGGTCTCAAGGTAACGAACAATTTCAGTAACAATTCTACGTACCATAACTCCCTTAGAGTCATAAGTACCCAGTTTCTGATAAAATTCGTTATCTTCCATTTGGGGATGGGATTTATCCCACTTAAATTGTACAGTAACTGAATTACTATGAATTGAAGGAGGTTCCATAAGGATGCCTCTAGCAATTCTTGGATTTGCCTTACCATCAATCTTCAGAATACCGTTGATACCTGCTGGTATAGTAAAGCTACCGTCTTTATAAGATTCCTGCCACATTACTTGTGATACAGCACCAATAGCATTACCGATGTTGGTTTCATGGTCACAGTTTACTGTTTGACCAAGCAACATCTTCATAGAAGCCTTTAGTACTCCATTCTGACCAAAGTCTGTCGGGTTCCAATTCTTAGATACAATCGTTTCTGAAAGTAATCTGAACATTGGTTCGATAAACTCTTCGTCCTTAGGAGTTAGTTCCGATTTGTCTAGGTTGGGATAGTAAGTATTATAATCTATATCCCCTCCCCAAAACCCAAATTGAGCAATGGAATCCGGTGTAGGATTTTTCCATTTGTAATAATTCTCTGAGAAAGCCTTGGCTCCCACTGCTTCTGGGATATACCCAGCCATAATGGTATGGCCTTGACCTATCACCATAGAATCAAGATGCTCTTTGTTTTTCTTTGTGAATTTACTCATCTTGCTTTAGTATTTTGGTCTCCTCGAGAAGGAGCCGGGTTATTCTTATCTCTTGACCTACGAGCAGATTGGTTTTTATCATCTTGCCTTTGTTTCTTCTTAGTTCCTTCTTGGGGGTCTGTATTACCTCCCTTAGCAAATTGGTTCTCAAGTGAAACTCTTGGTTCCTTTTCATCTGGTGAATCATAACCCATTGCCCAAGCATATTGCTCTTGGCTAATGATACCTGCCTTATACAATAAGTCAAGGTTCTGTATCTTATACTGAAGACCTTGTTGGATTTTAACTTCATCAGAAACTGTAGAAGTTCCCCAATCAATCTTCATCCCCTTATTATTAAAGCCTGCCAGACGCAGTTCTAGAGAATAAAGTCGGTCTAATACATAAGCTACAAGCATTTGGATATTTTTTAACTGGCTAATCATCTTAGACAGCATTATACCAGTTGCACCTTCACCAGTAGTAGATGATACCCCAATGATAGAGCCATTAACTCCCAACCCATTTGCTACAGATTGTTGGTTCATATTCCAAGGCTTCTCGATATTACCGAGCTCCTTAGTAGTAGAATTTAGTTTGAATTCATGGTCATCTATGTAACCAGCAACTACTCCATCCTTCATACCCTCTTTAACATTACGTTTAAGGATATTGAGTTCATGGTATAATCGGGATTCATAAGCTTTTATACTCTCATTTGGTCTTTGTGGAGATTTCTGCATCTTAGCTTCTAAGAAACCAACCATACCACAAATCTCCATGATATGTTTGAAGTTAACCTTCATATCATTCTGACCCTTGAGAGAATCCAATGAAGGCATAAATGGAGGAACTCCATAAGGTTCATCGGTATCATTGAACATACCAACATAGAAGTAGGTTTCTGGGTTAAGCTTAATGTAATCTTGTTGCTTAACAAAGAAATTTATATTCTTTTGGTAAGGAGCATACACCCCATTTAATTCACGTTTAAACTTGATGTGTTCTGGCTTAAGGAATAATACAGTAGCCAAACCATCAAGCTTATCATTTGGTACTCCTTCTACTGATATTGCCCCACTTACAAGAAGTTGAACAATCATTTTGTTAACTAAACCATCTATACCAGCAGTATATCTGGTCCATCCCTTGGTGGCTTTCTTAAGATGTTCCCTCATCTTTGAAGCCTCTTCATCGGTGTTATTAGGGAAAGTTACTGTATGACTGGTGTTAGCTAACTTAAACATATCTTGTAATGCAATGCCCATATCAGGATTTACCTTATATAAATCCCGAATTAAAGGTATCACATCAACACGAAAAGAGGGTTCAACTAATTTAGTCAACCCTTGTAATGATGTAATTAAGTTATCGCTATCATCGTCAACTGAAACCCTACCAGGCGAAATCGATGTGGCAGGCTTCTCCTCTTTATTAGAGGATGTACCATTCTTGGGAGGGTCCTTCTTACGTCCCCAACCCCAACTAAAATTGAAGTACTTTTTCATCTTGGTTGTACGATTACGTTAGTTTTTCCTTTCCTTATGTGATTACATATTGCTTTTCCGAAGATATCATCATCTGCATATACATCTCCTTCAAGGTCTACATCTACCGCTGAATTATTAGCCCTATGTTTACCCATTGCAACAGGTCTGCCCAAACCATCGTATATAAAGGTATAAGCTTCTTGTACAAAGAATGGGTCCTTAATGGTTACGTGATCTAATCGAATATCTTCTTCTAAGTTTTCTATTATCACTGAACGATTCTTTTGGGTGGTTAACCAACCAGGGGATTTATCCATTTCAGGTCTACTTTTACCCTTTTTCTTTAACATCTTCTGGTAGTAGTAAAGGTTAGGGTAGCCTTCATCTTGAAGCTTAGAGGTTACTGATAAACCAACGTCATTGGATTCTGGAGCTATTATTGCCCAGTTAAACAACTTCCCAGTATCACCAAGTAACTTAGCATAAGCTCCCACTGCCATTCTTCCCTTATATACTACTTGTTCTTCTCCTAGCTTATCCATACAAGTAAATGAAGAGTAGTCAGAAGCTCTACCAGTTGAAACGTCTGCACCAATGAAATATTCTTTATCTGATTCGGGTTCACAGAATTGTCGGTATTGACCATTAAATCTCTTCTTAATAACTGGGTAATCACTAAGGCAGTCTTCGATAGCTTTAATATCGGCTAAATCGAAGACTGTATTACCAGATGATAAGAAGTCACCATCAATTTCTTGTGCAGTTCGTTTTGCTCCCAAAGCAGAAGACATTTGGTTATACCAATTGATATCTCGTTCTGGGTGCATTTGCCAGTATAATCGAATTGGGTTAAAAGGATTACCTCCTGCAATGGCATCTACCCAAGTTGAGTGATAGAAATTACCAACTCCATAGGGAGTGGAATTGACGATGGCGGCTCCACCAGTGGAAAGAGTAGGGAATGCAGCAGCCCAAATTTGAGCAGCCCATCTTACTACTGCTGCCTCGTCAATTACCAGAAGAGAAAGGGATTCAGAACGACCGGCTTCGGATGATGTCGGAATTGATTCAATAAATGACCCATTATCAAATTCTATCATGGAAGCAGAACCGTATTCTCCAGCTCTACCATTGATTATGGGAGTTTGAAGGTACCATGGAAGATTCTTGTACATGAACTTAATCTTCTTAAGCACCTTCTTAGCAGTTGTGTCTTTGATAGAGATAATGTTTATCTTTTTGTTGGGATGGTACATCGCCAACCAAAGACAGTACATTGAAATAAGTTCTGTAATTCCTGCCTGACGGAATTTGAGAATGATATTGAATCGTTGGGCAATGAAATTGTAGAGAACAGATTTCTGAAATGGGTATAAATCGAATCTTACCTTTCCTCTTACTGGATGTATCACATAGCAAAAAAGGCTAAAAAAGAAAACATCACTAGAAACTCGGGATAAGTTTGATAGCTCTTCTCGAGTTAAAGTAGTTCTAGTTTCTGAGATAGTCTTTGCCATTACTTAAAAGTTATACGTTATTTGAAATTCGATGTCAGTACCTATCCCAGATTTTATCTTCGGGTAGTAAAATGTATTGACTCCGAATTTGTAATTAAATCTCTTAGTCTTGATTGAAAGACCAGCTCCCATATCGAAGAGATTATTGAAAGGTCTGTATTTGCCATAAACGTATGGACTAAGTGATAACCTTGCAACTTTCTTTCGAGTTAATTGACCTTCATACCAGTTGTAGTTGTACTTATCTAAGTCGATTGGGAATAGTCTAGTTGAATAAGTGTTAGTCTCCTTATTGAACAGACTTAAGAGATCGGAAGAGCACACGTCTGAACTCCAGT